ATAAGATCTTCTATCCTTTTCATTGCTCCCCTCCTAGACTTTCTATTAAGCGATTTATATACCACTTGGCTTTGTGCAGGTCTTCTACTCCGTTTTTCTGCTTCCATCTCCATAGATACTTAATTGCGTTACCTGTGCATACTGCTTCTACACCTGTTAGGTTAACTGTTGCACTTTCTATTGCGTCTATGCATTCTATTTTGCCGCCTGTGTAATGTGTAGGATGATTGACTTTATCTGTCAAAATAGGATTTGGCATTCTTATCCCTCCTATAATCTTGCGTCTGCACGTTTCTTTCTTCCATTCAGATAAATAATTGGTGTATGTGTGCTGTTTGGCTTATATTCATATTCCTCGCCATATCCACCATAGACCAAAGCCGATGATGTATTGACGAATAGCTTTGTAACGTGTTTTGCTGTACTGTTAATGTTGTCTACCCTGTAAAATCCTTGCTTCATTATCAAGGGTAAATGAGTGTGACTATGAATATACACATCTGCGTCAACTATACTTGCCATGTCTGCCAGTCTTATAGCTTTGGCACCTTCTTTTCTTCCCCCACCGCTACCATGGTTAGCATATATCGAATACCATTGTTTACGCTTACGCATTTCGTTCCAACCAAACCGAATAAAAATAAGGTTGCCTGCTCTTGAATATTTATCGAGTAAGAATAATTCCCTTGCCACTATCTCCGTTAAATCGATACCCTCTTTACGATAGGTTCTTTTCTCGTGATTACCGGATTGAATAGATAATATTTTATCTCTAATTGGTTTCAACAACTCTACCGCTTGCCCTATCTGTTGCATTGGCGTAAGTTGTTCTGCATAACTATCCGAGATGGATGTCTTTGTTGCATTGTTCATCAAATCGCCGTTCAGAATACAATAGGCATTCGGTGTATTTTTAATGGCTTCTATTTGTCTATTTATCTCTTGATAATCACAAAATTTATCACCCATATGTAAATCTGCTAGAGTATGTATTTCTATTTCCGTCAATTCTTTTGGCAGGTCTATTTTGATACAATTCATATTTTCACCCATCTTTCATGCAAAAGGCACCCCAAAGCTATGCAATGGAATGCCTTTTCTGTATTTGCCCCTGTGGGCATAAGGAGGATAATATGAAACACTCTTGTTTGCAATTTCTCATACTATCATTTTACTACATACAATCGTGACAAGTGTGACAAGTTTTAGTTTAGTTCTGAAATTCTTTTAATGGCGTTAGCAATATTCATTATCATAATAAATCCCATTAGACAAAACCAACAATCTCGCTATTTCAATTCTCCCACTGTTCCCATAGCCCTTATTTATTTCTTCTAAAAATTCTTCATATGTGATATAGTCTATTTCTGAATTAGATTTTATATAATCTTCATATGCATATTCAAAATCTAATGTATCTGCTATTCTGACAATATAATTATCTTCCCACAATGCTATAATTTCTTCTATACTGTCAATTTCATATGCCTGTTTAACTTTACTTATATCAATAGCTTTCCAACTGTCTTTATCTGTAAACTTTATCTGTTCAGATTGTTTCATTTCACTCATAACCTCCTATTTTAATCGTTCTTTTGCTATGTTATAATATTCTTCTTCTAATTCAATTCCTATGTAATTTCTGTTGTTATTTTTAGCAACCAACAGTGTACTGCCACTTCCAAAGCAAGGGTCAAATATAATATCGCCCTCGTTACTATTATCTAAAATTAGTTCTTCTAATAACTTGTGATTTTTCTCTGTTGGATGTATTTTTCTTGAACCATTTGGATGTTTTAAGACTGTATTTTTACAGTGAGCATTAAACGTCTTAGCGCCTCGTTTCTTGAACCATACTGCAAACTCTACTCCACTAAGGTATACATATTGGCCATTCATTGGGCTTGGGTTGGACTTTTCCCAAATAATAGGTCTTACAGTGCCTTTTTTATTTGCGAACCAGTCGTATATAAAGCTAAATTGTTCTTTACTACAAAAAATAGCTATTGAGTTCTTACTTACTCTATATACTTCATTTAAAAACCTTTCTAAATCAAAGGTCAAAACATCTGCCTTACCTTTGTCTAAACTTCTAAGTCCATTGCTTTTTCTATTTACAACATCATACGGTATATCTGTTAGTGTAAAGTCCACTGAATCATTTTCCATTTCACTCATAACGCCCACACAATCTCCATGTATAATTTTATTATTTCCCATTTCAATCCTTATCGTCTGGCCAGACATTTACCTAGGATTATTTATACCTTTCTTTAATTTATTGTTTTTTTACTTCCCTAAAGTGCCTACTATAAATCTGTTTCACGCAATTCTCTGTACTGTTCAACTCTCTAGCCACCTGGTTCCAATTCATACAAGATACATTCCTTAAAAACATAATCTGTCTTAACAAACTGTCATCGATACTGTTTATATAATTCATTATCCTTTTTCTCTGTACCTGTATCTCTGCCAGCTTGCCATTAATAATTTCTTCTATTTCCATTCTCTCAATTGCCATATCGGCAACTTTATCATTTGTTCCGTTTCCTCTTGGCATTCCGTCTATGTTAGTTCCACCTGCTAGAGATTTGCATTGTAATCTATCTAACTCTTTTTGCCACATCTTTACTTCTCTGTTAAGGTAGTATATTTGTTTAAGTTCTTCTCTCGTCAACTCACCACCCCTTTATGTACTCCGGTATATTAATATCTTGCCTTGGTTGTAATCTTAACCAAAAATCATGGTAACTAAAACAGGTGTTATATCCTTTGCCTTTGCATAAGATAAAGTTAGGATAAAATGCTGCTACTTTTAGTCTTGGCGGGTCTTCGTCTGCTCTTTCGATTATGCGGATGGTTTGTCCGATTTTTACCTTGCGTATTACTACTTCCCGTATTTGCTCAAGGGTTATCCTTGGTAACATAGTCCATACCACCTTCCGCCATTATTCTAATTTCGCCTAGTTTTGCACACCACTTCTTTGCTTCACGCTCCCAGTAGTCACATTCTGCCTTTAATTCGTTATCTCTATTTATTTGCATTAAACACATTGTTGTTATACTTACTGCTGCACCTATTATAATTCCGATAAATAACATAATGCCTTCTCCTTTCTTAATCTACCGCACCTGTTTCCGGATAATATTCTTTACCTTTTCTATCTCTTGCTTATTTATCCTCGCCACTCCAATCATCAATTCTTTGACCGCATTCGTTACAGTATTGCATATATTCTGGCTTGCACATTGCTTCTGTGTAGTATCCGATATAGTTATTACAAACGGGACATAGAATATCACTGTTAAATCCGTAATCTTCGCTATACTGCTTTTCTTCTTCTATTGGTTTCTTCGGTATCTGCTTTTCTAAGGCGGATATTGCAGTATCTAAAAATGGTTTTATCCGCTCACCGTCAATACAATAGTTAAACATTGCTATTCTCATTCGCTTCAAACCGTCTAACACCTTTTCTATCTCTTGCTTATTCATCCTTGACCTCGCTTTCCTGTGACTCACAATTTCCTATGCATTGTCCTAACGACACATTTTCAAAACTATCTGTAATTTCACAATGTAGTAGCACTTCTCCAAGTTCGTTGGTTTTGCCACTTAACGCATGATTACATTGCCACATTGCTTCGTTCACTCTTTGTTTGTCGCTTGTGCCTTCCTCTAACTTCTCAACGATTAACCTATAAGCTTTCCTCTGTATTTCAAAATCTTCTTTCTGGACATCCATATTTGCCAAGTCACCTAATTGCTTTTTAAAGATTATATTTTGTCTGCGTAACTGAATGTGGTTCTGTGCCAACCTAATTATTTGTGTTATTACTAACACTGTTGTAATTATTGCTAGATATGTATTCATCCTTAACAGCTCCTTTCACTAATCCAAAAAATGTACAGTTATAAAGTTGGGTTTCTTAATATCCTTGTATCTAATAGCATCTATTATCTCCACCACTATTCTTTTAGTATCAGCCCAAGACTCCAATACTTTCGCTTCGCCCTCATCTTCTGTAAGCCCGGGTATCCTATTCGTTCCTGTCAAGGCACCACTGCCAAGTCCTTTGCCTGTCAACTCGTCTGTATATCCTGCAAAGAATAAGCTTATTTCTTTCTTACATACTGATATTACTGCTTTCATCCTTGACCGCTCCTTTCATAATTCTCCTTAACTTTCTACGATTAAATCTTTTTTGCCCCTTTGTCAGCCCTCTCTTGGCTCTCTGACAATAATACTTCCGACCAAATTTATCTTCCTTGGTTACTCGCTTGTGGATGGCTCTCATCCTGGACAGCTCCTTTCACAATTTCAATGGCTTTTTCCGTATCTATTTCATCCTATCCCTCCTCATAATAATCTCCAAATTCTTTTATTAATTGCTTAATCATTAAGTTTTTAGTTCTTGCAAAATTTCCTTTTATAACTGCGTCCATATGTATGTTCCAAATTTGCTCTTTTGTAAGTGATGGATTGTTCTTTGACTTTCTGTCATCCGCATTATCCATGTGATACAGTAAAAACATTTCAATATCTTCCTTTGTTGCAGTTATGTCTAATTTCATCCTATCCCTCCTGACATTCCGGGCAAACATCCTCCCATTCACCCTGATATTTTTCGCTTTTCCAACTGTTTTCCTTTTTGTATTCAACTGCTTCGTTAAAATCATAAAATCCATCTTCTTTATTTCCGCATATGTCGCATATTAGGTCATAACCGATAACTCCTTTTATAATTATGTTATACCTCCTTATCTTGTGGCATTTGGTACACTCCGCATATTCTAGGTGCTAAATTTTCTCCTGTTGCTGGCAGTCTGCTTATTCGATACTCCGAACAAATTTGATCTAATACTTTTATAGCTTTGTTTTCGTTTGTGTAGTTGCCTAGTTCTCCAAGTCCTTCTGCTATAACTGCAACTCCTTTATTTTTATGTCTTATCCATAAACCTTTGTTAGTTGTAAGATTGTATAAACTCTTTTTGTCTTGACTTCTGATTAACATAATTTGCTCCTTTCTTAAAACGGTAGATCATCTAACTTATAAATTTCTTCAACTACTGCAAAACTTGCGTTTTTATGTTTCGT